GAGAACTTGGACATCCAGATGGTCCTACTGTTAATCTGGATAGAGTTTCACATATGATTACTTCATTAAAATCTGAAGGTAATAATTTTGTAGGAAAAGCAAAAATTCTTGACACCCCCATGGGGAATATTGCCAAGTCACTTCTTGGAGAAGGAGTAAAGCTTGGAGTTTCATCAAGAGGAATTGGATCTTTAATTGAAAAGAATGGTGTTAAGTATATTGGTGATGATTTCATGCTTGCAACTGCTGCTGATATTGTAGCGGATCCTTCCGCACCTGATGCTTTTGTTGAAGGAATTATGGAAGGTAAAGAGTGGGTATGGGATGGAGGAATTTTAAAAGAAATGAATGCATCCAATATCAAAACCAGAGTTGAAAAACTTTCTAATCAAAAGAAATTAGATGAGAAAGCAAAACTACAACTGTTTGCAGATTATTTGTTAAATCTGTAATTTATAAATAAATATAGAATAAATCAAAGATTTTTATTCGGAGTATACAAATGAGTGTCGGTAACGATTTACAAGAAATGGAAGTATCTACTAAAAAATCTGTCACTGCAGTAAACAAAGGTGCTAAACCAGGCGAAGGTATGCATAAAGCAACCATCCCAGGTGAAGGTCTTGTTAATGGAGTGGAAGATCTAGGAGGTCCAACCCCCCAAAATTCTAAGCCTAATGATGAGTCAAATAAGTACAAGACTCCCGCTGCTAGATTAAAGGCTGTTAGAGATGTTCAGCATAGAGGTGCAAAGGGTCCCGATCCAATGCAACATGCTAACAAATCTGCCATGTCATATGAAGAAACTGAAGCAGAAGAGGAAGATCTAGTTCTTGAGTCAGAAGAGGATGAGGAGGGAACTGAGGTAGAAGCAGTTGAAGATGAGGAAGTTGTAGAGGAGGAGATTGTTTCTCTTCAAGACAAACTCAACCAAATTGTCAATTCAGAAGTAGATTATACTGATGACATCAGTGCTCTCAGTGAGGGTGAAGAGTTATCAGAAACATTTACTGCAAAAGCAGCAACTATTTTTGAAGCAGCAGTCAAGGCAAAACTTGTTGCTGCCATGGAAGTAATGCAAGAGCAGTATAAGAATGAACTTGTAGAAGAAGTTACCGCAATTAGAGAAGAACTTACTCAAAGAGTGGATGCCTACCTTGAGTATGTTGCTGAAGAATGGATTGAAGAGAATGCTCTTCAAATTGAAAATGGCATTAAATCAGAACTCTCAGAGTCCTTTATGTCTGGTCTAAAAGGACTTTTTGAAGAACATTATGTAGAAATCCCTGAAGATAGATATGATGTATTAGAGGGCATGGTCGAAAGACTAGATGAAATGGAGTCAAAACTCAACGAACAAATCGAAAGAAATGTTCTACTAAATCAAAGACTAAGTGAGGCTGTAAGTGATACCATTTTTAATGATGTTACTGAAGGGTTAGCTTTAACTCAGAAGGAAAAACTTGCAGGTCTTGCTGAAGGTGTTGAGTTTGAAGGTGAAACAGACTATCGTGAGAAACTTGAAACTCTGAAGGAATCATATTTCCCAAGAGCAACAGGTTCTACAAGAGAAGAAGTTCTCATTCAAGAAAATGTTGAGGATTATTCACCTCAAATGAGTGCATACTTGAGAGCAGTTTCTAAATTCAAGTGAATTCTAGGTTATACTAAATATTTGTAGTTAAACAAACACTTTAACAAGACTAACAAGGAGAAAAGCAAATGTTCCTTTCAGAACAATTGCAGAGAAAGTGGCAACCTCTTCTGGAAGCAGAGGGTCTTGATCAAATCAAGGATCCTTACAAAAGAGCTGTTACCGCCCAACTGCTAGAAAACCAAGAAAGATTTTTAAGAGAAGAGAGAGCCTTCATTTCTGAAGCTGCTCCTAACATTAACACCCTATCAGGTGCAACCCCTGGTGCAGGTTCAGGCAATGCTGGTTTCTCAGGAAACGCAACTGCTGGTGGTCCTGTAGCTGGTTTTGATCCTGTTCTGATCTCACTGATCAGAAGATCAATGCCTAACCTAGTTGCATATGATCTGGCTGGTGTTCAACCAATGAATGGTCCTACTGGACTAATCTTTGCAATGAGAACCAGATATGTTAACCAGAATGGTCAAGAAGCTCTGTTCAATGAGCCAGATACTGCATACTCTGCTCAGAACAGCAGTGCAAACCTTACCCAAGGTGACTACACTGGTGGTTCAGATGGTGGTGCATCTGTAGGTTTTGGTACAACTGGATTTGCCCTTGGTGGCACTGCTGCTGGTTCAAACCCATCACTACTCAACTCAGCTGGTGCAGTTGGCACTGACTATAAAGTTGGTCAAGGCATGGGCACTGCTTCTGCTGAAGCACTTGGAGATGATCCTGCTAATGCATTTAACCAAATGGCATTCAGCATTGAGAAGCTCTCAGTTACTGCAAAGTCAAGAGCACTCAAGGCTGAGTACACCCTGGAACTTGCACAGGACCTTAAGGCAATCCATGGTCTTGATGCTGAAGCTGAGTTAGCAAACATTCTCTCAACTGAAATCCTTGCTGAAATCAACAGAGAGATCATCAGAACCATCTATAAGGTTGCTGAAGCTGGTGCACAAACCAATGTTGCTAATGCAGGTAGATTTGACCTGGATGTAGACTCCAATGGTAGATGGTCAGTTGAGAAGTTCAAGGGTCTTCTGTTCCAACTTGAGAGAGATGCTAATGCTATCGCTCAAAGAACAAGAAGAGGGAAGGGTAATGTAATCCTTTGTTCTGCTGATGTTGCTTCTGCACTCACAATGGCAGGACTTCTTGATTACACCCCTGCACTCAATGCTAACCTGAATGTTGATGATACTGGCAATACTTTTGCTGGTGTTCTCAATGGTAAGTTCAAGGTCTACATTGACCCATATTCTGCAAACCTTGCTGCTGAGCAGTACTATGTTGTAGGATACAAGGGAACCAATCCTTATGATGCTGGTCTGTTCTACTGCCCATATGTACCTCTCCAGATGGTACGTGCAGTTGGTCAGGACAACTTCCAGCCTAAGATTGGCTTCAAGACCAGATATGGTATGGTTGCAAACCCATTTGCAGAAGGTACTGATCAGGGTCTTGGTAGAATCCAACAGAATACCAACAGATACTACAGAAGAGTACAAGTTCTCAACCTCATGTGAGTTCTTTCCCAACTCTTCAAGGACCTCCAAAAGGGGGTCCTTTTTTTATGGAATAAATAGTTCAAAAAATGGCAATAAGTCCTTGGTCAAATCAACCTGCAAATAGAAATTTTCTTTCTCCTGTTGGGTTTAAATTTATATTAAATAAGGCACCCAAGGTTGATTTTTTTTCTAACTTTGCAAACATTCCATCAATAACTCTAGGTTCTGCTCTACAAACTCGTTATGGGAAGAACATTGATATCCCTGGAGATAAGATGGTATTTGAGGATTTTAGTTTAAGATTTCTTGTTGATGAAGATTTAACAAATTATATGGAAATTCAAAACTGGATGAGGGGACTTGGATTCCCTTACAGTTTAGAACAGTTCCAAGATTTTATGATAGAAAGTAAAGAGTCCAATGCTCTGGGAGATAATGATGATCTTTTTGAATACTCAGATGGAACCCTTCAAATTTTAAATAGCAATTACAATGTAAATGCTCAGGTAATATTTACAGGGATGTTCCCCACATTCCTTTCAACTCTTCAATTTGATGCTACAAGCGAAGACATTAGATATTTTACAGCAGAAGTTAATTTCAAGTATACTTATTACAAAATAGTTGATGCAACAGGAACTCTTTTATGATCTCTCTTGATGAAATTCAAATGATGTGGAAAGAGGATTCAGATATAAACATAGATGATTTGCATAATGAATCCTTAAAAGTTCCACTTCTACATTCAAAATATTATGAAATTTACAACAATGTTACTCTTTTAAGAAAACAAGCACTAATAAATTACAAAGTTAAAAAACTAGAAAGGTCTAATTTTTATAGTGGAAAAGCAGATCCAGAAATATACAAAGATGAACCATTTCCTTACAAAATTAGAGACAAAGAAAGTTTATCAAGATACTTAGATGCTGATGAGTACTTGAATAAAGTATTACTTAAAATTGATTATTATGATACAATATTAAAATATCTTGAGGAAATTATAAAAATGATTTCCAATAGAACCTATCAAATAAAAAATTCTATTGAGTTTTTAAGATTCCAAGCTGGTATGTAATATGTCTGATTTAGTTATTACAAAGAAGAATGAAATTTATTTAAAAATAGAATGTGATGCTCACATCAAATATGAATTAAGTGATCAATTTACATTTGATGTTCCTGGGGCAAAGTTCATGCCTCAGTTTAGAAGTAAGCATTGGGATGGAAAGATTCGCTTGTTTAATGTACAAACTGGCGAAATCTATGCTGGTCTTTTAGATAAATTAATTTCTTTTTGTGACAATCACAATTACAAATTTGAATTGCTGGAAAACAAATACTATGGTCTTCCTGGAGAAATGGATGATTCTATTTCTATTGAAGGTGTTAAAGACTACATGAAGAGTATTTGTTCTCATGAACCAAGAGATTATCAAATTCAAGGTGTTTATGATGCACTAAGATATAAGAGAAAACTTCTTCTTTCTCCAACTGCCTCTGGTAAATCTCTAATGATTTACTCTGTAGTCAGATACTTCGTAGAAAAGGGATTGAAAGTACTTCTTGTAGTGCCAACTACATCCCTTGTAGAGCAGATGTATAAGGATTTTGAAGACTATGGGTGGAATGCATCTGATTTCTGCCACAAGGTCTATGGTGGCAATGAAAGGGTATCACCACTATCAGTGACTATTTCTACTTGGCAGTCAATTTATAAACTAGATAAGACTTACTTCTCAGACTTTGATGTTGTCATTGGAGATGAAGCCCATCAGTTTAAATCAAAGTCTTTAATTAATATCATGTCCAATTTACATGATGCTAAGTATAGGTTTGGATTTACTGGAACTTTAGATGGATCTCAAACTCACAAGTTAGTTTTAGAAGGATTATTTGGTCCAACATATAAGTTAATCAAAACTGATGAACTAATTAAAAAAGGATATCTATCCAAGTTGAACATTAAAGTTCTTCTACTAAAGCATGAACCTCAGAAGTTAAATGATTATGAGGAAGAAGTTCAATATTTAATTGGTAACAGCAAAAGAAATAAGTTTATCAAAAATCTAGTTATTGATCTTAAAGGAAATACCTTAATTCTTTTTAATAGGGTTGTTGCCCATGGTGAACCTCTTTATGAACTCATAAATAAGCATGTTGGTGAAAATAGAAAAGTCTTTTTCATCCATGGTGGAGTAGACACTGAAGAAAGAGAATTAGTAAGAAAAATTACAGAGGAAGAAACAAATGCAATTATTGTTGCTTCTTACGGCACTTTTAGTACAGGTATCAATATTAGAAACTTACACAATGTGGTCTTTGCATCACCAAGCAAATCCAGAATCAGAAACCTCCAATCTATAGGAAGAGTTCTCAGAAAAGGAAAAGAAAAAGTTTCAGCAACACTATACGATATTGCAGATGATATGACTCACAATGGTAAAAGAAATTATACTCTAAACCATTTAGTTGAAAGGATTAAAATCTACAATGAAGAAAATTTTGATTACGAAATAATTACTGTAAATTTTAACAAATGATAGAAGAAGAATTTTATGCAGCAATTAAGCTAGTATCAGGTGAAGAAGTATTTGCATTGGTTTCTGTTTCAGAAGAAGAAGACAGAACTCTTTTAATTCTTGACAATCCTGTTATTATTACTCCTATTACTAATAAGACTGGAATCATTGCTGGTTACAAAGTAGAACCATGGATGAGTCTTCCAGAAGATGATATGTACATTATTGATGTCTCAAATGTCATCACTATGACTGAGATTGGTGATGAAAATATCATTAATGTGTACCACAAATTTAATAAATCTGCCTCCAGGGTTACTATAGATAGAAAAATGGGACTCATCTCTAAAGTAGATGAAGCAAGAAAAACTCTAGAGAAAGTTTATAAGAATAGCTAAACCTTTTCTTGAAACCCCACAGAGTTATTTTAATGACATTACAACTACTTGTCAACTCCTTGTCAAAGGACTATAATAATGGTAACATTTGAACACTTATAAAATTAATTTATGTTAGCAGTAATGACCAAAGGTAAAAAAAGATCAGAGCACTATGTAAGCAATAAAGAATTTCATCTTGCTCTTATTGAGTACAAGAAGAAGGTCGTTGCTGCTAAAGAAAAGGGTTTGCCTAAACCAAGGATTACAAATTATCTTGGAGAGTGTTTCTTAAAGATTGCAACACACTTATCATACAAACCAAATTTTGTCAACTACATGTTTAAGGATGACATGATTTGTGATGGTATCGAAAACTGCATTCAGTATATTGATAATTTTGATGTAGAGAGAACTAATCCATTTGCATACTTCACTCAAATTGTTTACTATGCATTCCTAAGAAGAATTGCAAAAGAGAAGAAACAACTAGAAATCAAAACTAAAATTATTGAAAGGTCAGGGTTTGATGAAGTTTTCTTTGCAGATACTTCTGAACTGGGATATACTTCCTCTGATATGAATAATATTAAAGATGGTATTAATTATAGATTTTCATGAAAGTTGCTATCATAACTGATACTCATTATAACTTTAAAAAAGGAAGTCAAGTATTTCATGATTATTTTGAAAAGTTTTATAATGAAGTATTCTTTCCTGTATTAGAAAAATTAAAGATTGATACAGTTATACACTTAGGAGATATCTTTGATAATCGTAGAGCAACTGATTATTGGAGTATTGAGTGGACAAAAAGAGTTGTCATTGAACCTTTAAGAAAATACAAGGTACATTTGATTCTTGGTAATCATGATATCTTTTATAAGAACTCAAACAAACTGAATAGTCCTGAGTTGTTACTTGATGCTTATAAGTTCATTAACGTGTACACTAAACCAACTACTGTACAAGTTGGTGGACAAGATGTTCTATTCATTCCTTGGATCACTCCAGAGAGTGAGTCAGAGACCCTAGCAGCAATCCAAAACACTTCAGCAAGGGTTGCTATGGGACACTTAGAATTGACAGGCTTCTATGCCCATAAAGGACACATTCAAGAATCAGGTAGAGATAAATCTGTTTTTGATAAATTTGACAAAGTTTTTTCTGGACATTATCATACAAGGAGTGATGATGGTAAAATTTATTACCTAGGAAATCCGTATCAACTTTACTGGAATGATTATGGGGATACTAGGGGATTTACTATTTGGGATACTGATACTGGATTTATTCAACCAGTAGATAACCCATTTCAAATGTTTAAGATTTGCAATTATGATGAAGAGTTGCCAGAAAAAGATCTAAGTAAATACTCAGGATGTATAGTTAAACTAGTTGTAAAGAATAAAACAAATCAAAAGAAGTTTGATAAATTTCTTGACTCTTTAATTAAGTCTCAGCCTTATGAACTTAAGGTTATAGAAACAGTAAAGATTAATGAAAACTTTGAGTCAGATGAGATAGTGGAACAAGAAGACACACTATCATTGCTCAAGAGATATGTAGATGAATCTGAAATTCAGTTAAATAAAACTAGGATTAAAGAATTGATACAGTCAATTTATCAAGAGTCATTTCAGATGTAAAATGTACATACTAACAGTTGCTGAAGAAGAAAGAGAAGGAGCATTTGCAGTAGAAAATCGAAATGGAGAGAAAGTTCTTTTCATGTTTGAGGAAGAAGATGATGCCCAAAGATATCTTTCAATGTTAGAAGAATTAGACTATCCTGAGATGGAAGTCACAGAGGTCAATCCTCAAGTTGCAATCATGGCTTGTGACAATTTAAGTTATAGTTATGCTATAATTACCCCAGATGACATTGTAGTTCCTCCAGATTATGATAAAGTTTCAGAACCTAAGATATAAAAATTTTCTTTCTTCTGGGAACTATTGGACAGAAATTAAGTTAGATCAAAATACAGCAACTTTAATTGTTGGACATAATGGAGCAGGTAAGAGCACTATTTTAGATGCTCTTACCTTTGTTTTGTTTAATAAACCATTTAGGAAAATTAATAAGAACCAGTTAATTAATACAATTAACGAGAAAGATTGTTTGGTTGAAATTGATTTTTCTGTCAGTGGTAAACCATACCAAATTAGAAGAGGAATGAAACCAACTCTGTTTGAAATATACAGAGAGGGAGTTTTGTTAGATCAGGTATCATCCTCTAATGATCAGCAAAAGTGGTTAGAGCAATCCCTACTAAAATTAAATTATAAGTCCTTTACTCAAATTGTAATTTTAGGGTCTTCTAATTTTATTCCTTTTATGCAACTGTCTTCTCAACACAGAAGGGAGGTTGTAGAAGATCTATTGGACATCAAAGTATTTTCTACAATGAATGATGTTGCTAAAATTAAGATTAAGGAAATTAAAGATGAATTAAAAGAATCATCCTATAAAAAAGAAAACTTAGAAGATAAAATAGAGACCCAAGAAAGTTTTATAGAAGAAATTAATAAAAGAAAAAGTCAAGACATTGACAACAAAAAGGGAAAAATTGTATCTCTTAATACAGAAGTAGATCAACTTGTGTCTGACAATAATACTATTCAAACACAAGTATTAGATAAAACAAAATCTTTAGAAGATTTGTCTTATTCTAATTCTATGTTGAGTAAGTTGGAAAAACTCAATGCAAAGATAGAACAGAAAATATCTAATCTTATAGATGAGCACAAGTTTTTTAAAGACAATAGGGTTTGCCCCACTTGCACTCAAACTATTGAGGAAGAATTTCGATTAAATAAAGTTGAAAGCATTGAGGATAAAGCTAAAGAAGTTCAACAAGGTCAAAAGGAACTTCAACAATCAATTGAAGTTGAGACACAAAAGCAACAAGAATTTTTAGCACTAAGCAAAGAGGTATCACAGCTAAACAATGAAATTAATTTTAACAACGTTAAAATTTCTGGATTTAGAAAACAAATCAAAGAATTTGAATCAGAAATTCAAACACTTGCATCCCAAAATAAAGACACAGATACTGAATATGCAAAGTTAAAATCTTTAAAAGAATCTTTAGATTTGATTCTAGAAGATACTTCAAACAAAAAAGAAGAACTGCAAAACCACGAGTTTATTAGTTTACTCCTCAAAGATGATGGGGCAAAGTCTAAAATTATTAAAAAGTACTTACCAGTTATTAATAGTAACTTAAACAAGTATCTTGAGATTTTAGACTTTCCCGTAAACTTTACTTTAGATGAAGAGTTTAATGAGAAGGCTTTAAATCCAATTTATGAAGACTTCTCATACTCATCATTTTCAGAAGGTGAAAAAATGAGAATTGACCTTGCTCTTTTGTTTACTTGGAGGGAGGTTGCAAAAGTAAAAAACTCAATAAACACAAACTTGCTGATACTTGATGAAGTCTTTGATAGCTCTCTTGATGAAACAGGAACAGATTATTTTACAAAGATTATCAAGTTTATTGTTAAAGATTCAAACACATTTGTGATTTCTCACAAAGTTGAAGATTTGTTAGAAAAATTTGATCAAACGATCAAGTTTGAAAAAAGGAAAGGATTTGGTATGATGGTTGACTCTGACTAGTCAAAGTGCTATCATGTTGTTTGACAAGTTATAATTTTTATTATGTTTGGTCCTGATGATGAAAAAACTTATACGGACATGATTAACAAAGGTTGGGAAATGACTGCAGATGGATTCTGGTGGAAAAATCCAGCAAATCGAGGCAATCCAGTCACTACAATTTCAGATGACTTTAAAAAAGGTCATTATAAACACTTATATCCTGATGGATCTGTAAAATATACTCTTACAGAAACTCCAGATGATAGTTACACTTTTAGTTTTCTTACTATGCCTGAAGATACAAATAAAAATGGGTTTTGGAAATACAATGAAGATAAAATCCTAAAGCAACTTGAACAGTACATCTCTAGTACTTATAGTCAGCACTATGTTGATAGAACTGGTGGTGGTACTGAACAAACTTTGGATAAGATCAAACACAATCGTCGTGAAGGTTTTTGTGCTGGTAATGTAACCAAGTACATTGATCGTTATGATACTAAAGGAACACCTCGTGCTGACTTGTTTAAAGTCCTGCACTATACTATTCTCTTGATTAATCATCTTAATCTTGTTGAAAACAAATGAAACTGAAACCTCAAATTATGAAACTTTCTGATACTACTCTTTCTGTTCTTAAGAACTTTGCTTCTATTAACCAATCCATTTTGGTGAAGCAAGGTAATAAACTTAGAACCATCTCTGTCATGCAAAACATTCTTGCTGAAGCAGATGTTGATGAAGAATTCCCCAAAGACTTTGCCATTTATGATCTCAATCAGTTCCTAAATGTAGTTGGACTGCATCAAGATCCTGATCTTGATTTTACTAATGATTCTTATTTGATCATTAGAGAAGGTAAAAGGAAAGTTAAATATTTCTTTGCAGATCCTGAGGTTATTGTGTCCCCTCCAGAGAAAGAGATTTCTCTTCCAACCCAAGATGTTTGTTTTCAAGTAGATCACTCTCAACTTGATAAGTTGATTAAAGCAGCAGCAGTATATCAACTTCCAGATCTTTCTGCTGTTGGTGCTAATGGTGTCATTAGTCTTGTTGTTCGTGACAAGAAAAATGATACTTCAAATGAATATTCTATTGTTGTTGGTGAAACTAATTCTGAGTTTACCTTCAACTTTAAGGTTGAAAATATCAAGATCATTCCTGGATCTTACAATGTAGTAATTTCAGAGAAGTGTATCTCTAAGTTTACTAATGAAAAGTACAACCTTAACTACTTCATTGCCCTTGAACCTGATTCTAATTTTGGATGAAATACAAAGTCAGATACAAACTACCAAAAGACAGTAGATATCTGGAAATAATTGTAGAGGCAAATAATCAGTGCCATGCAACTAAAATTGCACAGGCACAGATTCCTTCTGCTATTATTGTGGGTGGACCACAACCATTGTAAACCTGACTATTTTATTATGAGTGAACAATTTTTGTGGGTAGAAAAGTATCGTCCTAAAAAGATTGATGACTGTATTCTACCTGATGTGACCAAGCAAACATTTAAAGATTTTGTAGAGAAGGGGGAAGTTCCTAATCTTCTCCTTGCTGGACCTGCTGGGTGTGGCAAAACTACAGTAGCAAAGGCATTGTGCCATGAACTAGGAGCAGATTATTATGTCATCAATGGATCTGATGAAGGAAGATTTTTGGACACGGTACGGAACCAAGCAAAGAACTTTGCTTCGACCGTCTCACTTTCTTCAAATGCAAAACACAAGGTCATCATTATTGATGAGGCTGACAACACAACCTCAGATGTACAACTCCTTCTTAGGGCTAATATTGAGACATTCTATAAGAACTGTAGATTCATCTTTACCTGCAACTACAAAAACAAAATCATTGAACCCCTCCATTCCAGATGTGCAGTTATTGACTTCTCCATCAAAGGGAAAGAAAAAACCCAGTTGGCAGGATCCTTCTTCAAGCGTCTACAGAACATCTTGGATGAAGAACGTATACAATATGATTCTAAAGTCCTTGCCCAAATAATCAACAAACACTTTCCAGACTGGAGACGTGTTCTTAATGAATGTCAAAGATATTCAGTTGGAGGGTCTATTGACTCAGCAATTCTTGCTGTCTTTAGTGATGTAAAAACAAATGATCTCATTAAATGTCTCAAAGATAAAAACTTCCCAGATGTTAGAAAGTGGGTGGTCGCCAACTTGGACAACGACCCTACTAACCTACTTCGCGGGATTTATGACTCCTGTTATAATTGCCTTTCACCCGAGTCTATCCCTGCTGCCGTTCTTGTTATTGCTAAGTATCAATACCAAAGTGCGTTCGTGGCTGACCAAGAAATTAACCTTTTAGCTGCATTAACCGAAATTATGGTGGAGTGTAAATTCAAATGAATGTGAAACTTATTAGATTTACTTTTGGACAAGAAGTGGTTGCAGAATTAGTTGAAGAAACTGATTCCTCTATTACTATTAAAAATTCTCTTGCTGCTTTCCCTACTAATCAGGGGACAATGGCATTTCTTCCATTTATGCCATTAGTAGATAAAGGAAAAGATGAAGTAGCAATTTCAAAACAGCATGTAGTGTATATCGCAGACCCAAGCGAAGAAGTTTCTAAGCAACATAGAAATGCTTTTAGTTCTGTTATTACACCAGAAAAATCATTAATTCTATGAACCCTTATAAAATTTCATATAAAACTCTAAAAGAACCTGCAGTAAAAACAACCCCAGACAATGTTAGAGAGGCAAATGAATCTCTCTTCAGAGCAAAGATGACCCTTCCTGCTGCAGCAAAACACTGTGGAATGACTCAAAAAGAAATGAAACTAACCTTCTGGGAATATTTAAAGTATCACAAACCTGATTATGAAACAACTCAAGACACCCCTTAGGTATCCTGGAGGAAAATCCAGAGCAGTTCCTAAACTGGCACAGTATTTTCCTGACCTTAGAAACTATGATGAGTTTAGAGAACCATTTTTGGGTGGAGGTAGTGTAGCACTTTATATCACAAAACAATACCCCCTATTAGATATTTGGGTAAATGATTTATATGAACCTCTTGTAAACTTCTGGCAGCAACTCCAGATGTTTGGACATGATTTGCAGAGTGAATTAGTTGATTGCAAACTTGCTTACAATACACCAGAATTAGCAAGAGAATTGTTTATAAAATCAAAAGATCATATTAACGATAAAACTGAATCAAACTTTAATCGTGCTGTTGCTTTCTATATTGTTAATAAATGTTCTTTTAGTGGTCTTACAGAAAGTTCATCTTTTTCAAAGCAAGCAAGTAATTCTAATTTCTCCTTGAGAGGAATCTATAAATTGAAAGAATATTCAGGATTAATTGAGCATTGGCGTATAACTAATTATTCATATGGTTATTTGATGGATGGAAATAAGGGTGCTTTCATGTATCTTGATCCTCCTTATGACATTAAGGATAATCTCTATGGGAATAAAGGATCAATGCACAAAAGATTTGATCACGATAGTTTTGCTGCTGATTGTGATGATCATCCTATGGATATGATGGTTAGTTATAACTCAGATCAGTTGGTAAGAGAAAGATTTAAAGACTGGCAAGCAATTGAGTTTGATCATACTTACACTATGAGATCTGTAGGAGAATATATGAGAGAACAACACCAAAGGAAGGAATTGATTCTGATTAATTATGTTATTTGATGAAACTAAGTTTAAACCCATAGTTAGGTATGGTAGACAAATTCCTGGGTATTATGTTTCTAAAGAAGGACAAGTCTTTAGTACCAAGACTCAAAGAATTATAAAATATGGAATTACTAGATCTAAAGGAACAGAAAGGATAGAATCTTTAAAATTTACAGCTAATGTTCCTAAAGATTTTTTTGAAGACTATAGTTACAGACAACGACGAAAAGGAGAAAATACTGCCACTATCTCTCTGACTGCTCATAGGACAGTTATGGAAGTTTGGAAACCTATTGATGAAAATCCCCCAGAGCAACTTAAAAAGACTTGGGATCAAGTTCCAGAAGAATGGAGACAGTGGGTAAGAGAAACTGCTCTTATTGATCATATTGACAATGATCCAACAAACAACCATGTAGATAATCTTAGGTGGGTGACACCTAAAGAAAATAATGTGTTTAGAAAAAGATCAGAATTGCATGAAAGAATCTATGAATTAGAGGAAGATTCTGAAAGTTTTAGAATGTTGTCTGAACTTGCAGAAATAGAAAACCTTTCTTTGCAAGAAATGCTTAACAAAATAATTGATGAATCTTTTGAGGAAGAAAATAGTGGAACTAAAGGATTGGTTAAATTCTATCAATCAGACCAAGAAGAATCTGATTGATGAAGATCCAACAATTACAAAAGAATACCCTCCATACATTATCAATAAATGTCTATCTGGTCACATTGATTGTCTGATGTATGCCAATGAAATGAATCTCAATCATGGATTAGATAAGAAACTGCAATACGACTTTCTTATAAATATTCTAAGAATCAAAAAGAGATACTCTCCCTGGATTCGCAAGGATAAGATCAAAGATCTTGATGTAGTCAAATCATACTATAAGTATAGTAATGAAAAGGCAGAACAAGCTTTGAAAATTCTGACACAAGACCAAATTAACTTTATTAAATCAAAACTTGAAACTGGAGGAATAAAATGAGTGTTGTTCAAGAACCTGAAGTGAACTGGACCCCAGACCAAATGGTAGAGGTTGTCCTCAATGAACCTGATGATTTCTTAAAGGTTCGTGAGACACTTACCAGGATTGGTGTGGCATCTAGGAAGGAAAAGAAGATCTATCAATCTTGTCATATCCTTCATAAGCAGGGTAGATACTATCTTGTACACTTTAAAGAACTGTTTGCTCTTGATGGCAAACATGCAAATCTTACTGTGAATGATGTGCAAAGACGTAATAGAATCGCTCAATTACTTGCTGATTGGGGATTAATTACTATTGTTGATGTGAATAAAATCTCTGACATTGCTCCACTTAATCAGATTAAAGTTCTTTCATATAAAGAAAAAAATGAATGGACTCTTGAAACCAAGTATAATATTGGTTCAAAAAAGAAAAAGGTAGAGGTAACAGAATAATTTTGTAGGGGGTTTACTACCCCCTTTTTTATTGGATGTGTTATAATTAGTATTGGATGCCTTAGGGGTCCACAAAACACAAACTCGCTTTTTAAGGAGCTACCATAATGACAAATCTTAACAGATATACTGCGTCAGATCTTCCTTCTCTAATGGAGAAGATCACAAAAAACAGTATTGGATTGGATGAATATTTTGATCGTTTATTTAATGTTCATGAAACATCTAACTATCCACCTTACAATTTAATTCAAGTTAGCAATGTAGAATCTAGACTTGAATTGGCACTTGCTGGATTTAAGAAATCTGAAATTTTAGTTTACACTGAGTATGGTAAACTATTTGTTGAAGCAAATAGGGAAGACAAAGGATCAACAGACTCTTACATTCATAGGGGAGTTGGTCAAAGATCTTTCACTAGAGCATGGACTCTTTCTGATGATACAGAAGTCAGAGAAGTAATTTTTGAAGATGGACTACTTACAATCAAACTAGGAAAAGTTGTTCCAGAACATCATGCTCGTAAGAATTATCTATAAATATTATTGAATATCGTCGCCGCTAGGGGGAGGGATGACTAAGACCATCCACTTCCCCCCTTTTTATAAATACCTATAAACTGGGTTAATGAAGAAATATACGACTTTTATTGAAGAATCAATATCATTTAGAGTCCATGATCAATTAAATCCTACTTTCTGGAATGGGGAAAAATTAAAACCAGAGGTTAGAGCACATCTATTAAAAGTTGCTAAGGCATGGGCAGACTTTGTGGATGTTAAGAAGTCTAAAATTGTAGACATTTTACTTCTTGGTGGTAATGCTGGATATAATTACACCAAGTATTCTGATTTAGATTTACACTTGGTTGTTAATAATGGATCTTGTCCAGATGTATTGTCTGATTATTATCAGGCAAAAAAACAACTTTGGACATTAACTCATGAAGTAAAGGTCTATGGTCATGATGTAGAACCCTATGTTGAGGAACCTGGAAAGACTAGAAGAAAAAGTCAAGGTGTGTTTTCCCTCAAGTCAAACAAATGGTTAATTAAACCAGAACAGTTCTCTGGGGACTTGGATGAGGACTTGCTAAGCACTAAGGTTCGTGATATGATG